GTAAAATTTTTTCTTGCCACTTTCTTGGTCCTTTGAAGTCTTCAAGGGGGGTGTCTTTTTGTCCCCATGGGAAGACATACTTAACAAAGTTTACTGGGTTGTCTTTGATTGGTCCTGACCATAGTTCGGTCATCAATTCCTTTTCTAGTTTTACACCGTATTTCATATTAAAAAAAAATTAAAAAATTTTAGTTGAGTAGTTATACATATATCACCACCGCCACATAGCCAAAGGGGGGGTTAAATGCGATTTATTGAGAGTTTGCATTAGTTAAAAAGGGAGTTTTAAAAAACTAAGCCCACATTCAACCCCTTTATTATTCATCCACGCCCTCGCTTGCGCTGTCGCTAACTGTCGCGCCTTGTGTTGCCTTGCGTTTGGGGAGCGCGTGCGCTGGCGCTTGATGTTCTATGATCCTAGAGCGTGCGCTAGTGAGAACATTTTTAAGATCTAAATTGTAGTTGACTTCTTGACGGTCTGCCCAATTATCTGGATCACGATTCTTTAGGAAAAATATCGCGCTTGTTTCTTTGCCGTCCATTGCGTTTTCAAATACTTTATTCGCCACGAGCTGCACAGCTTTGTATCTTCCTTTTTTTATAGCGTGTGCAAATTGCTCATTGCGTTTCTTTTCTCTGGTAATTGTTGAGATGTTTACATTAAGCAAAGTAGCTATCTGGCTCTCGTTTAAGCCATCACCAGACCATGCGCTAATCTGTTTATATTCATCTTCTGTTAAACTTGCTAACTTTCTCTTTCTACCTGGTTTTCCCTTTTCCATGCTTTATTTTAGGTTATTTTGCACATTTTAGCTAAATATTTACTTCTTTTTGCATATTTATTGAGTTAATGTATTGACAATTGAGTAAATAAGAGTAATATAGTTGTTGTAAAGCAATAAAGTTTTACATACTTTGGAGAAGTAATATGACATTTAAACAACTAATAACCAAACTAACCGAAAAGCCACGAAATAAAAAAGCGTGGCACGGTTCATATTTAATTAATCATTTTCTAAAAAACTAGGGGGAATTATGAAACATTTTAAAGAGAGAGAGTTTAGCTTATTTAATTATATGTGCGACATCTTATATAACTTTTATGAAACTAACGGCTTGGAACATTGTTGCGCCTTAGAAAGTTTAATGGGTGGAAACTATAACAATGAACAGCAAAAAGAATGGCTTAAAAGGTTCTCTGATGTTTGGGAACGAGTAGAGCAAAGGGAGGTGTAAAAATGAACAACACCATAGCAATTATATTAATAGCCTTATTCATGGCTTTTTGTATGCACGGCGCATACTTAATAATTAAAGACAAGGAGAATAATAATGAAGATTGATAGGCGCAAGATCCCTAAACATTTGAGACATTTACCAGATAAAAATCTAATTGCATTAATAGAACTATTCAGGGCAAAACTATGACATTTGACCAAGCATACGCAAAATATAAGGCGCACATGGTAGATAATGGAATCACAGGAGATTACACCTACATTTCAGAAGATGCCTCTAAAACGAACACAGAGGGCGCTTGGTTGCTTAAAGACACAGACAAGGACAACATAGCCTATGTAGACAAACACGGCGTTACAAGGCTTTAGAAATGACTAGAGAGGAATTATTAAGAGACATAAGGCAAAAATACGGCCTAAACCAAAACAAAGGTTTTAAAAATAGACTAAGCCTAGAAAAAATACTCAAGATCGTATCTAAAGATGATCGCGAGAAAATAATGAAAGCATATAACCTAAACATAAAGGAATAACCATGACAGGAAAAGGCTCACGCCCTCGCCCAATACCAAACCGCAAAAAATACGAGGCGGAATTTGATCGTATATTCGGCAAGCGCGAAAAGAAAAAAGAAACCAAAGAGAAAAAAGACAAGAAATGATATACTAAGTTTGAACTGGCGAGAGTTCTTTATCTTCTCCAAAGATATGACTCCCCCTGTATGGCTCTCGCTAGTTCTTTTAATCGTGACAAAAGCAAGTCATCTGATCATCATCATTAAATAAATTTTGTTGTGATTTACTAATATCAACTAACTTAATATAATTTGGTCTATCTTTTCTAAATGTTGCTCCAGAGTGTTTTCCAAATTTTTGTTCTTGCTTAATCCACCAATCTGCCATTTCAGGCCTTTCCTTTAATATAGAAATAGTAGTGTCCATGCCTTTTAAAAAACACAAATCACAATTACCCGCTGGGGTCTTACCATTTGCATTAGTTAAATTAAGATCAAAGTTTTGTTTATTCCAAAATTCAGTAACATCTTTAACTGTATGCTTTGCATCATTCATAGGTGTTATATTTGTCCAGGTATTATATTGCTTCATAGCACTAGCAACCCTTCTAGGCTCATCATACCTAAGACCAATTACATTAAACCAATCTTTATACCCTTTAATTTTTCTCATAAATCTATACATAACTTTTATTTTTAATTCAGATGTACAAAATCTTGTAACTGGATTTGGTAAGTATTTCCTATGATCTAAAAGCTCCTCAAAAGGCTCTCCATTTCTTGCAGCAGTTTCATAAGTCACTTCTTTAGTTCTATATATTGGCCTCTCTTTACCAAGATACATTTCTAACCAGTGAATTTTGATATCCCATTTTTGTGAAATTTCATGCACAAAGTCTAAAGTCTCAGGCGCTTCTTTTCCTGTATTAGCAAATACAACATGTATGTCATCTGGTAATTTACCACCATGCGCCTGGATTATGTTATGCAACATAAAACCTGAAGTTCTACCACCGCTAAAACTAATTAACGCTGGTCCATCTATTTTATATGGATTCATAAATATCTCCTTTTTAAATTATTATATACTCTCAACCACGCTCCCACCCACGCGCCGAACCAATCAAAGCAAATCCACCAAACCAACTAACAAAAAATGCTTCTTCCCACCAGGTTGAGACTTCCGCAATCGCTTCTGCTCACCTTCTAGCACACACCAAATAATTTCTTTTTCAATTAACTCAGTCATAGCACGCCCAGAGGTCTTTCTATTTACTCCAGTCATCTTTGCATAATAGCTAATCGCATCGTGCGAGGACCAAGTCTCATACCGCCACCGCTCGCACACCGCCCACATGATCAGCTTCGCACTCACCGACAAATCCGTTCTCCCGCACTCGCGCCTAAACCATGCCCACACCACCCCACGCACACGAGAGAAGTCTCCTTCCTTCCGCGCAAGCGCTAAAGGTATAAATACTCCCGCTCTATCGCTTGGATTTTCATGGGTGGTGATCCACCAGTGATTTTTATCTATCGTTTTAAATCTTTTCATTTCTTCCCTTTTCTCTTTTCTTTCTCTGGAAGCTGAACCCCCTCAAGGGGTTCGCTTCCTATATCATATGACTATGATATGGATATATGGGAGCATCTTACTAGAGTTATGTCCCTATCTTGGTCAAGGTATGTCCCTAACACTCCCATAGTATGTCCCTAACACTCCCTATGGTTTTATTCAGTAATCTCATTATTTTGAATAAAATCACCCCATTGATCTGCCATTGCATCAGCTATTCCCTGGAATGTTTTTGATCGTGCTTTCATTCTTTCATGCTTAGATAACTTCAAAGCATCTGCATACCACTTAGGGTGTCTTTTACCACTTTTGAAAGTAGTAAATTCACCTTTATCAACAACTTTGGTATGTGTTAAGTTTGGTAAATTTTTTAACCATAAGCATGTTGTTTTCTGTGCTTCGTGTCCAAACTGCCATGGCTGTATTATCTGATCTGGTTTTCTTATTTTGCTTGAAATAACTGATACAGGATTTTCTAAAGCTATATGTTTTATTGGAGCATCTAACAACAACCTCACAAACTCCAAAGCCTCTTTTTGTTCTTCTTGTTTGTCTTTGAACCACCTAGCTCCACTAACAGCTAAATGTGTGCATGGTGGATGCGCAACCATTAGATCCCAACCATCATATAAAATGTCCCTAATATCTCCTTCATAATGTTTACCTGGAACATCTGTGGGTAATATGTCACAACTTGTAGCATCAAAGCCTTTACTTTTAAAAGCATCTCTAACTGCTCCACTATATTCACACGCTACTAATATTTTCATAATTTTCTCCTAAAATTTGTCATATAAATGTATTGGATTTTTCACCTCTTCTAATAATTCAAGCACGCCATCTTTCCTAAATAATGTTTTGGTTTCATAGTCAACATTGCCAGAATTAGATTTGACAAGTGCAGCTTTTACCACCGCCATGCGATCATTTTTCACGCGCATCTCCTCACAAATCCGCTCGCAATCCTCCGCGCTCGCCAACCACATTGCTATCGCCCACCGCACGCTATCAGTAATACTTGATGCGCCTCTGATCTCCGCTCTATGACTCATAGCATCATCACTATCATTTGCTAACGCGCCTTTATTAAGATGATGTACTGTGAGCGTGCAACACTTCAATCTAGCGCTGATGTTTGCGCAGTAAGATCCCCAAAGCTGTCCCGCCTCATTACTACTTGATACATTACCAGTTGTAAATGCTTGTAGCGGATCAAAACAAACCAACCTTAAATTTGGTATTGCTTCTAACTCCTCCACCAGCTCTTGCGCGATAGGTGTAACCCCTTCTTCTCGCATCAATATCATAGGTTCTTTTTGCTCTGGGACTGGAAACACATAGACATCATATGAGGAGTCGAATCGCTTGCCTTTAGGATCAAGCAGATCTAAACGCCTATGTATTTCCATTAAATCATCTTCAGCACAAAAAATAACTGTATTACCACGTTGCTTAACATCTTTACCCCAAAACCTGCCTCCGCACGCCACAGACAATGCTAGCTGAATAATACTGAGTGACTTACCGACGCCACCAACGGCTGCTAAAATGCCTGGCTTGGCTATAGGTATTAATCCATCTACTAAAAATTTTTGTGGCTCAGGCTTTCCTACTAGGTTTCTTACAGCGTACTTTTGTATGCCTAGCTTATGCTCCATGAGTTCAGCTTTAACTTTATCTAAACCATGTTTTAAATATAAATCGTTGTAGTCTCCGCGCTCGCTCGGTAGTCTCACCGCACAATTCATTACAGCACTCGCGCACTCTTGCGCCTTCTTCTCACCTACTCCGTTCTCATCATTATCAAGCGCTAAAATAAATCTAGCACCTGTTAGCTCGCGTAATTTAGAGGCTGCATCCAATATAAAATTGGCACTAAATACGCAAGCTACAGGAATTTGGGTAGCTTCATAAACTGAAGCAGCAGTTGAGTAGCCTTCAACTAAAATTAATTTTTCTATATTTCTTATTTCTGCAAAGCTAGTACCAATTAAAAATACATTGCCTTTAATTTCTGATGCAGATTTGAATCTTTTGTTGCCTTTTTTATCAATAGACTGTAGAGAACGAAGCTCGCCTGTTGTAGAATACACAGGAACAATTAAGTTTCCATTTAATTGCTTCAACCCATAACTTTTAACTTTTTTACTTGTGAGATATTCATGTTCAGTAGCCTCGTGGCATATATTCAGTCGTTCTTTTGCCTCCACAGCAACTTCGTCTTGTCTCAGTTTCCTTTGCTCTTTCGCTTTCTCAGATGCCTCTGCCATCTGTTCATGTAGCGC